ACGCCATCCTGCGCTATGTCGCCACCGGCGCCGCGTCGTACAACTTCGACGACGACGCCACCCCCACCGGCAACAACGCCCAGGCCCTGGATACCACGCACGTCAAGCAGATCGCTGACCTGATGCAGGAGCGCAACATTCCTGTGTTCGACGTCGAGAACTACGTGTCCATCGGCCGCCCAACCACCTTCCGCCCGTTCAAGGATGACCTGGAGACTCTTCACAGCTACACCAGCGAGGGCTGGAACCGGGTCATGAACGGCGAGAACGGCCGGTACGAGGGCATCCGCTTCGTCACGCAGACCAATATCCCTTCCGAGGACTGGTCAACCAACGGCGCGTCGGATGCGGCCTACTTCTTCGGTGCCGATACCGTCACCGAGGCGGTGGCGTGCCCCGAGGAGATCCGCGCCAAGATCCCCGACGACTACGGTCGTGGTCGTGGCATCGCGTGGTATGCGCTCAACGCCTTCGGCATTACCCATGCCGACGTCACTGACGCCGCCACCAAGGCCCAGGCCCGCATCATCAAGTGGGACTCTGCCGAGAGCGTGTGATCACAGCCGCCCCATGACGGGGCGGACCCTTAACCCTTCTGACTGACGGAGATACCCCATGAAGAAGGCATCTGGCACCCATCGCAGCATGGGCAAGAAAGGCCACACCACGGCAGGCGTTGAATCCGGCGTCTCCGAGGTGGGCAAAGTCGGCAACACCAATCCGGACCAGGTGTCCGGCTCCCAGCGGCCCAAGCCGCAGAACCATGGCTCGATCGCCAACAAGTGATCGATGCCAGCATCCAACGGCGCCACCATCAGTAATATTGACGCGAACTTGATGCCGGCTGACACCGCTGTCCTCATTGCTTCCGATGGCGGAAGTACTGCCGGCGCGGCTGATGTCGTCGTTACCATTGCCTGGTTCTAAGGAGAATCATTGTGAAAAAAGCATCTGCTACCCACAAGCCTATGGGCGAGACGGGCTCCTCAACTGCCGGCATCGAGTCTGGCATTTCGGAAGTCCAGAAGGTTGGTAAGACCCAGCCTGAAGAAAACAAGGCACAACGTCCCAAGCCGCAAATGCGCGGTTCAATCGCCAAGAAGTAACCAAGGGGCTACGGCCCCTTTTCTCTCTGGAGGTTTCATGAAAAATCGACGAGTGATGATGTTCGAGGAGCCCAAGACGTTCGCTGAGCGATTCAGTGAAGGCAAGAGCATGAAGGATGGTGTGGCTGGCCGGACTGAGACGTACGAATACGAGTTCGATCGGCCAGCGCCAAAGGTACGCAATAGGGTACACCACGGCACGCGGTACGATCGGGACGAGATGGATGAAGGCTATGGCTATTGATCGACACCGCAAAGTCACCGAGGTGGGTGGACGCCACCCGCTGCGTTATCTTCAGGATGGTTGTGGGTACGGCTATGCTGAGGAGTATCTGGGACGCTACAACGAGCAGGGAGAGCCCGTAGAGGTGATTGAGCCCGAACCTGAACCCAAGCCCGAATTCAGCTATGAAGCGCCTACAGAGACGCTCGTGGAATCAACAAGCCCGTTCCGAGGAATGAGCCTGAAGGAATTGAAGGATGCGGTGAAGGATGCCGGCATCAAAGGCGCGTCGCAGATGAACAAGCCGGATCTGATCGCCATTCTGGAGAGTTGATATGACATTCCTCGAACTATGCCAGGAAGTGGTTCGTACCGGCGGGATAACCGGCACAGGGCCAACGAGTGTCACTGGGCAAGCCGGTGAATACCTGCGCATCGTCCGGTTCGTGAGCGAGGCTTACGAAGAAGTATGCAACCAGCACTTCGATTGGGACTTCCTCTGGGGGCAAGAGATATCAACGGTATCAACACAGACAGTCACAGCCCCGGCAAACGTGGGGATATGGGATGCAGGACGCCTTTTCCTGGACGGGGAAGCCCTTGAGTGTATCCCACACGCCGATTACATGCCGGAAACGTTGAGCAACGCACGGCCCTACGCGGCGGTTATCCTCCCGTCCGGGGCGCTTCAGCTAATCCCTGCCCCTGATCAGCCATACGATATTGTATTTGATTATTTCAAGGCCGCCCCTGCTCTCGCTGAAGATACAGACAATCCGCTTATGCCGGCCAGGTTCCATCGAGTGATCGTCGGGCGTGCGCTGATGCTCCTGGGTAACTGGGAGGACGCCGAGGACATCATGAAGCAGGGGCAAGAACTATATCAGCAATACCTAGCAGCACTTGAAGCGCACCAGCTTTCTCGCCGTCAGCAGACGCATGGCAGGCAAGAGGCCAGGGACATAACGGTGTTTCCGCAATGACACAAAGCGCCTACGTCCCGTTCCGTGGTGGTATCGACCTAGTGACGCCGGCCACTATGATTGATCCAGGTGCGGCCCTCCTGGCGATCAACTATGAGTGCCCGGTCGAAGGTGGTTATCGATCAATAGAGGGATACATTAAGTTGGGAGGAACCCTACCCGGCCAAGGAAATGTCCTGGGCGTTACGGTATGGAAGGGCGATACATACGCCATCCGGGAAACAGTGTCGGGTAGCAACGCAGCGCTGTTTGTCTGGGACGGCGCATCGTGGACATCGATCATAGCCACTCTTCCGGTTGGGCGGTACGAGTTCACTATCGGGAACCTATTCGCCACAGCGGCCGACGAAGCGCTGTATTTTGTCTGCCCAAACGGCAAGCCATACAAGTACGACGGATCAACTGCCACGGAGCTTACCGGTGCGCAGTCGGGGGCACAGTGGATAAGTGTCCACAGGAACCACCTGTTCATTGGGTTCGAGGTAGGGAGTGTGCAGTGGTCCGCGATAGGCGACGAGGCAGACTGGACATCGGCCAACGGTGCCGGCGAGATAGGCACCGGAGATAAACTGTCAGGAATAAAACCTGCTCGGGGTGGTGTGCTGGTGTTTATCTGCCAGGACAGCATAAAGGCACTGTTCGGAAGCAGCAGCGCAGACTTCGAGGTGCGCGATATATCTCTGAATTCTGGGGGGAGGCCGTACAGCGTTGCGTCAATGGTTACGCCGTTCTTCATCAACGAGCGAGGCCCCACCAGTCTTCAAACCGTCCAGGCCTTCGGCGACTTCGCAGAATCAAACATCGGCCTACAGATTCAACCGCTTATCTCCGCGGGGTTCGCGCCAGTTGCGTCATGCGTCAGTCGAAAGCTAAGCCAATACCGGGTGTGGGCTGCTGATGGCCGAGGATTGAGGATTACTATGTCGGGCGATAAACTGGTCGGCATTACGTTGACAGAGTTCCCGGACGCCCCCGTGGTGGCCGATGGTGGTGAGGCTGACACCGGCGAAGAGATCCTTGTGTTCGGCGATTCAACCGGCAACGTGTATCAGATGGAGAGCGGGACATCCTTTGCTGGTGTAGCCATCGATTCAATCCTGACAGTCGCCTACAACCATGTGAAATCACCGACAGTAAGGAAGCGATTCCGCCGAGCCTACATCGAAAGCGACGGACTGGATGAAACAGACTTCTTCGTCTTGCCGGGTTTCGCGTATGGCGCTGACGAATATGCAAGACATAGGAGGGCCGCGCTCGACTTCATCGCCTCAGGCGGGTTCTGGGATCTGAATACCTGGAATAACTTCGCCTGGAGCGGGCCATATCAAAGCGATACGCCAATCTCTATCGCGGGCACCGCCGCTAATATCAACTTCTCGTTTTACCATACAAGCGACACGGCTCGGCCCCACAGCATTAAAGGCTATTCGCTCCACTACACTCCCAGGAGGCTAAGACGTGGCTAATACCTATTACGACAACGCGGACGTTGGGGCACGATTCCAGCGGGGCGAAACAGCCCGGGCGGGCGACGTTGACGATAAATTCGATCAAGTGGAAGCGGGTTTCGATGGTGCCGAGGTTGACACCAAGCGATCGCTAAAGCTACCCACCGATGCCGGAACAAAGGAAATAACCGAAACGCCCGCCCAGCGGGCGAACAAGGTAGTGGGCTTTGATGCTAGTGGGAACATGGTCCTAACGAAAGGCTTCATCTACCGCGGGGATTGGGTAACTTCCACCCTCTACTACGTCAACGACGTATTCCGGGATGCCGCATCAACCAACAACCTCTATATCGTGGTGGAGCAGCACACGTCAGGCACCCTTGCCACGGACATCAGCGCAGGGAAGTCTGTGCTTGCCATCAACGTCGCGGACGTAGAGACGGCCAAGACAGCAGCTCAGACGGCTCAAACCAACGCCGAGACGGCAGAGACCAACGCCGAGACCGCTGAGCTAGGAGCGCAGACTGCCGAGAGCAACGCTGCAACGAGTGAGTCAAATGCGGCAACGTCAGAATCGAACGCGGCCACCAGCGAGAACAATGCAG